GTGTAATACCAACCATATTGAGAACCAACTACCGGAACATTGGTATTTGATGTTGTTACAGTTGCGTTCCAAGTTATAATACCATTTGGAATATTACCATTTACCCACATTGTATATGAAGCACCAGCTTCAACTGTAAAACTTTGTGTAGATGCTCCTGCTGGTACCGACCAAGCTCCCGTTGTTTTTGATGGGAATGCAGTTGTCAATTGAGTTGAACCACTTATTACACCATTGGTTGCTGCTATTGAACCCGTTATAGATGTTGCGTTTAATGAACCTGTAATTTCTACTAATCCATTATTTTGAACATATAGATTACTACCACTTTGTAAGAATAGTGATGAACTATTGTTCGTAATTGCAGATGCAATTATTTGTCCTGATGTAACAACCATTGAACCACTAAATATTTGTGACCCACTAAATGTGTTTGAACCAGTAGTTACCAATCCATTAAATCTACTATTAAATGATGATGATATTGAAGAAAATGAACTACTTAAAGTATATCTTGCATCGTATGATGATGTCAATTGTGAAGAACCACTTATTGTACCAGATGGGACTGCACTAACACTACCACTCAATGTATATCTTGTATCAAACGAAGATGTCAATTGTGATGAACCACTAATTACACCATTTGTTGCGTTGATTGTACCATTGATTGAATCAGTTACATTTAATGAAGAACTAACAAATACACCATTAACACCGGTAATTGTTATTGTTTGTGCACTATCATCTATTTTTAAGTAATTGGTATCGTCACCAAAGTAGTTGAAATCTGTATTACCTTTAAAGTGAATATCATTACCCGAAGGTGCTGCAGTATTATAAATTTGAAAATATCTTGCATCATTAACATCAGGTTGTAAAAATATATTTCCAATACCTTTAATTTCATTAGTTACGATTAAAGAAGAACTTATTATTTGTTCACCTATAAAAGTATTTGAACCAGTTGTTGCAAATGAACCCGTTGGTATATTTGGAACACTACCACTCAATGTATATCTTGTATCGTATGATGATGTTAATTGAGATGAAGAACTTATTGCTCCACTTAATGATGTCAAAAATGAACCCGTTTCACTTTCAGTAATCCAACTACCACTTACACTTTCAATTGTGTTTAATCTATCCACTAATGATGATGTAGATTGCGATGAGGTATATTCATTAAACGAAGATGTTTGTAATCTTGCAGTAATTCCGTTTGTGAATGCAGTATTTAATGATGATTGCGAAGATGTGAATGAATTTAAAGAAGTTATATCAATTGAACTACTAACAAATCCAAATAATGTAATTTGTGCAGATGAAGATATAGTTCCAGCTGGTATAGATGTAGAAGAACTAATAAATCCTAATGTAGTTATTTGTGCAGATGAACTTATTACACTTCTACCTTTGATTTCAAACGAAGATGTCACCGATTCCAAAGATGCTAATCTGTCTCTATCTAATATATTAACTCTAGAAGTAACTGCATCTGCGAGGGTATCCAACTCTATTTTATAAGTTATACCACCATCTACACCAACTATTGTTGTATTTAATGATGCACTTTCTAATGCCGTTAATTCTAATATCCTTTTTCTTACGTTTGCCATTTATTATATTATTATGTCTAAACCATCTTCGGTTGTTATGATAAAACCATCTTCAGTTGCAATTGGAATATCTACCAATTTACCTATAACATATATATCATTTACTGTTATGGAATCATAATCTATATAATTATCTAATAATGTAATTACTACATTATTTCCAACTTCCTTAATAGTGTAATGTCCTGGTAAATGCAATCCATAAACTAATATTTCAAAATTTTCAGGAGATGCTCCTTCAGTTCCATAATCCAATGCTACGTTATAAATCGTAAGAGTTCCAAATCCAGTATTATCAAAAGCATCAATTATTCTAGATACCGTTCTTCCACTAAATTGTAAAATTTCATTATGAAATTCTGATATTTTATTTTTATTATTTACTAATTTAGTTGGATTTGGATTTGATTTAGAATTTGAATTAAATTTATTTGTAGTTGGTGTTTCTATATTCAATAAACTACCTGTGATGTATAAATCATCATTTAAATTATTAGGATTTATTTTTGGTATAATCCTATTTAATTTTTTCGCATTTGAATTAAATCTATTAAGCATATCGTTCTATATCACCTGTTATTTCAATATAATCAGTAGTATCCAAACCAAATTCAAAATTATTTTTTATAAATTTGATTAACAATCCTTCACTTCCTTCCTCTATTATATAATCTTCTGCCGATATATGTTGAGTGTTAATTATTACTCTCAATCTATCTTGCGTTGTTCTATATTCTATTTCTCTTAATAATTCAACAAACCTCCAACCGTTTGCTTCCCATATCGAATATGTAGGGTGATTTAAATCCTTTGGAGTTAATTCGGTATCAGCTGGTTTTCTACTAATTTTTTGAGTTATATCTAAAAGACTTCTCTTCATTACACATTTATAAATTTACCTGTTATGGAAATTTCATCTCCACTATCAACTGCAAATCCTAAATTTGCTTGAATAAAATTAATAGTTAAAGATGATGATGTTATACTTATAGAAAAGTGTGTATTATGGTAATATCGTGTACCATTTATATAAACTTTAATATCGTATGTATTATCACCAACCACTATACCACCAGTAACTACTGATATTAAAGTAGGTGGAGTTTTTATTAATTTTATCCCACCGAATGTAATGGTATTAGATACTATTGGATTTTGTATTTTACTGTTATTTAAAGAAAGAAAATCAATCAAATCTTTATTATCATAATATGGTGATGGTGTAGTTAATATACCTTCTAACCTACCAGTTCCACTTGTTACATCCGTTTCAGTTGATACCACAACTCTTTGCGTAGAAAATGATTTTTTAGTGGTATCTTCTCCGTCAAATTTTTCAGGAAGTAAATGAGCTTTAACTGATAAACTAAATTCAATTCTATTAACTCTTTCAGTGCCATCCCCAACTTCGTTTATTACATTAAAATCTCCTAAACTTGTTCTAAATTGAAATCCATTTTTATCACCCCAATATGTACCAGTATATTGTAATTGTTCTATCACCGAATTTAAATGTTCTATGTAAGAAGTCCAAACCATGCAATCATAGTTTAATTCTACATATTCTGGCATTTGAATTTTATATATTTCGTATTTTGGTTTATAATTATTTCCCAATAGTGTAAACCTATCATATCTATTATCTTTAGAATATTTTGTAATACCTTGATAAGTTACATGCCGATTTTGCATTGGCATAGTATCATCTTTAGCAATAGATGTTCTACGAATCATCATAATTGGTAATTGAAGCTTACCATTTGCATCTCTGTAAACTCCCTGTCTTCTTGCTCCATTCCATCGTTCGGAGTTTCCATATATGACAGGTATTTTTAAAGCCTTACCATTATCATCTAATGTAGGTAATGCCGTATCTTCCAAATAAGACATCATAGCATAATCAATATCAAATAAAGATACCGATTGTCTTAATTCTCCTTTTTCCTTTTTAGTTTGAAGAATTCTCTCCTGTTTTCTTAATGGATTTGTAGACATATTTTTATGTTATTCTCTTTTCAATATTAAGATTAGATTTACTTACTAAAAATGCAAAACATACTATACTATAAGTATTAGCAGGTAAACCACCAATAAATTGCACTTCATTTACATTACCAATTTCATAATATTGATTATCAAAATAAACAACATCACCTATTTCAGGATGTATATTTCGTTCTTCTAATAATCCTCTATCAAATTTAAATGTTATATCTTGAAGTGTATCAGACCCAAATCCTTCATATTGAGTTGATTGTGCTTCTTTATCAATTAATGCGTATAGTTCTACACCAGTGTGCCAGGTTTTATTTAATGCTTCACCATAGATATTTATCTTCGTTTCATTTAAATTTATTTTATATAAAACGACAGTATTTTCTATAACAGTATCAACCAATTCTCTGGCTATACTTTTGAAAAAATCAATATCTCTACCTAATAAAAACTTTGGCATATTATCCTACATATATTTTAAGTGGAACTTTTCTCAACATTTCTTGCTGATGTGTTGATTCATGTGCTTTATTTTCCATCACATTTTTCCTACTCAATTCTTCCAAATTTTCTCTTAATTGGGTTATCAACATATCCTTCTCCACTTGTGCTTCAGCTCTCAATGCTGCTCCATCCAGTGATACTTCACCATCAGGTATCGGAACATTTGAGTATTTCTCTCTAATTGCTCCTAATAATTCTTTTGAAAGTGCTAATGTATATTTTCTAATCCATTGTTTACCAACATCGTTTATATTTGAGTATTGAATAAAATCATACGGAATATCTGAATAATCCGAAAGTGAATCTGCTTGAACAGTTTGAGAATCATGTTCAAATTCATCTCTACTTATGTATTCAAAATAAACTCTACTAACAGTTCCATCGGTAGGTACAGGAAATATTTCTAATTTATTATCTACTATATTAAATGTGTGAGCCGATTTACGAATATGGTCATTTAATTCAATTTGTTGCATTCTTAACACATCTTCGTAAATAGGCATCATTAAGAATTGTGCAGCAGGTGAAAAGTTTCCAAATCCTAATTCACTTATTAAATTTAAAGTACCTTGTGCTCCTACCGAATACGGGTCAAAGAATCGTGCAATAGCAGGAGTTGCTTCGTGATACACTCTAGTTACATCCACCGTTGAACTTCCTGTAAATAGTGTAGAAAACGATGCAGATGTTTCCACATCAACAGATGAACTCATTATGTTGTATTTCTGTTGTCCAGCAGTTAAATTGATATATGCTTTTTTAATTGAAGTTGAACCACCTACTCCTGCTAATGTACCATATTGTTGGGACATACGAACTGTTGTTGGTAAATATGAACCTTCTACAAGTGTTTGTGAATAATTTGAAACCTTACCTTTTGGCTGTCCTTTTAGAATATCAAGATTATTACGAAGATTGAATTGATTTATTTGTGCAGAATATTCCGAAACGGATTCTTCAAAACAG